GTGCCACGAGCATTTTCGCGTTAATTTGGATCAATTAGTGATCGTGGTCTGGGGTGCTCGTGGATGAAGTGCTTCCCGACTGGTATCTCGTCGGCCTGAGCGTTGGCGTGTTCGGTCTGGGCCTGGGGCTGCTGTGGTTCGGCTGGGGTCGGGTACCGGAGGCGCCGGGGAGCGTCCCAGGGTGGAAGCGGGGAGGCCGAGGCGTCTGGAGGGCGTATGGCAGGGAATTGGAACAGCGGCCGGCGCAAGCAACCCACCGCGCTCAAGATCCTGCGCGGCAATCCCGGCAAGCGGCGCCTGTCGCCCGAAACGGAACCGACCCCCCCGGCCCTGGATGACACCTTCAACCGGCCGCCGCGTGAGCTCACCGGCAATACCCGCGCGCGGGCGGAATGGCGCCGCGTCGTGCCGCTCCTGCGTGACTGCGGGCTCGTCTCGCACGCCGAACGGCCGGCGATGATTGCCCTCTGTCTCGAATGGAGCACGTATCTCGAGGCGCGTGCGACCCTGCAACGCGAGGGCGTGACAATCCAAACGGCAACTGGCGTCAGAGTATCACCGGCGCTTGCCATTGCCGATGGCGCCTTGACCCACTGTCATCGGCTCTGGACCGAGCTGGGGCTGACGCCGTCGGGTCGTGCGAAGGTGGCGCGCTTGCCCTCGGCCCGGGTGGCGCCCGTGCCGCCGGCCAGTAAGTGGGGCGGCCTGCTCTAAGAAGCCGCGGGGTCGATCTTGTCGCGCTGTCGAAGCGCCATCGTCCGCCACATATCGCGGTCTTTCATCAAGTCGTCATACTGCCAGCCCCACACCCATTTCCGGCGCACGCCGGCGAACAGAATCAGCAGGAGCAGAACGCCAATCCCGAAGCGTTGCAGGAGCTCAAAGAGGGACGGCCACTCGCCGGCTGCCGGGCCTTGCATGGGCTATTCCCTTGGCAGTGTTCCATTTTGAGACAGAATGGGGGTAGACTAGCGCCGGAATGTGGACGGAGCAACATCAAGCCTGCCTCGATGCGTTCGCGGCGCTGTTCGGCTTGCCCGCCCTCGATAGCACGGCGGCGCGCACCTGGACCTGGAACCTCGCCGAGCAATTCCACTATTCATTTCCCAAAGAGGGTTGGGGGACCAAGCAAGCCGACGCGACGCGGCCGCAGAGTACGGATTGCATCTGTACGAAAGTGCCCTTTACCGGCTACGACGTGATCATCTCGCAGGGCGCGCCGACGCAAACCCTCGCGCACTATCCCGAACCGATCAACTTGACGGGCCAGATCTATCTCGCGGTGCAGCCGGTCGATCATCTGGGCGCCGGGGCGCCGGGCCAGGTCTACCCGTACCCGGACGAACCGACGACGGGCAAGGCGTATCAGGATCGCGTCCAGGCCACGTATGTGGAGGCCGGCCGCTCGTTTCCGGATCCGGCCGACATGGATAGCTTCCGGCATTTCATGCGCTACGGGTATTCGTGCCACGAAATGCCCGAGCCCGACGCCGCCGACAAGCACATCGCCGAATTGCGATCGGACTTAAAACTCCCCGCTACGAAGACCTAACGGGGACCGGCCGTCATGGCCACGAAGCGCTCGTCTGATCGTGTCCCGACCGAAAAAGTCCGGCTGATCAATCAGCTCACGCACACCAAAGGCCCGTTCGCCGGCCAACCCTTCAATCTCCGTCGCTGGCAAGAGCGCGACATCATTCGGCCGCTCTTTTCGATCAATCCGCAGACGGGCCGGCGCCAGTACCGGACGTGCCTGCTGATGATGCCCCGGAAGAACGGCAAGACCGAGCTCTGCGCGGCGCTGGCGATCGACGGCCTGCTGTTCGACGGGGAGATCGGCGCCGAAGTCTATTCGGCGGCGTCCGACAAGGACCAGGCGGCGCTTTGCTTCAATGTCGCCGCGCAAATGATCCGGAACGATCCGGAGCTGTATGCGGTGTGCGAAATCATCGATTCCCAAAAACGGATCGTGCATCGGAAATCCGGCAGCATCTATCGCGCGATTTCCGCCGAGGCGTACAGCAAGCATGGGTTCAATGCGTCGCGCGTCATCTATGACGAGCTGCACGCCGCGCCAACCCGTGAGCTGTGGGACGTGCTCGCCTCGAGCACGGGCGCCCGGGCGCAACCGCTCGTCATCGCCATTTCGACGGCCGGTTACGACCGCCATTCGATTCTCTGGGAGCTCTATCAGCACGCGCGCAAGGTGAAGGAATCGCCGGCGCTCGATCCGTCGTTTCTGTCGATCATCTATGAGGCGCCCGCTGACGCCGACTGGACCGACGAGGCCGTGTGGCGACAGGCGAATCCGGCGCTCGGGGATTTCCGCTCGCTCGAGGAACTGCGGACGGCGTGCGCGCGCGCCCAGGAAATCCCCGCCCAGGAGAATAGCTTTCGGCGGCTGTATCTCAATCAGTGGACCGAACAGGCGACCCGGTGGCTCGCGCTCGAGGCGTGGGATGCCTGCCAGGCGCCGATCGATGGCGCCGCGCTCGCCGGCCGTCGGTGCTATGTCGGCCTGGACTTGTCCACGACGACCGATCTCACCGCGGCCGTCGCCGTGTTTCCCGATGACGACGGCGCCGGGTTTGCCGTGGTCCCGGCGTTCTTCTGTCCGGCCGATCGGATCCCGTTGCGCGCCACGCGCGATCGCGTCCCCTATGACGAATGGGCGCGCCGCGGCCTGCTCACGGCCACGCCCGGGCCGACGGTCGATTACGAGATCGTCCGCGCCTGGCTGAATGACTGGCGCGAGCAGTACGACCTGCGGATGATTGCCTTCGACCCGTGGAACGCGACCGACCTGGTCTCGCGCCTGGAAAAGAGCGACGGCTTTGTCTGCGTGAAGATGCGGCAGGGCAAGGCGACGCTCTCGGCGCCCTCCAAGGCACTCGAGAAGGCGATTCTGGAAAAGACCTTGCGCCACGACGGACACCCGATCCTCCGCTGGAATATCGCGAATGCGTCGGTCGATACCGATAACGCCGGCAACATCCAGCCCAGCAAAGCCAAATCGACCGAACGGATCGACGGCGTCTATGCGCTGGTGATGGCCCTGGATGCGATGCACCGCGACGCGGCGCCGCCCCCGACTGAGTATGAGGTGTACATCTACGGGGCGCCGCCATGACGCGCCGACCCGGACGGCCCCGCTGCGATCCGAGCGATCCCGACCCGTCGGTCAAAGTGAGCGTGACCGTCCCCGCGCGCGGCTACGATCGGCTGTATCGCCTGGCCGTGAGTGATCGGGTGAGCATTCCCGAATTCATCCGGCGGTCGCTGTCCGAGACATTACGGAACAGAAATTCCCGTTTGCCCGATCCCGACCGCTAGCATCGGCGGGATGCTCGATCGCGCCTACGCCGTGCTGTCGATCAAGGCGCTGGACGCCGAGCGCCGGACGATTACCGGCCTGGCCTCGACGCCGACCCCCGATCGCCGCGGCGATATCCTCGAGCCGCTCGGCGCGCAGTTCACCAACCCGGTTCCGCTCCTGCTGCACCACGACCGCGAACGGCCCGTCGGCCGCGTCACGCTGACCGCGACGCGCGACGGGATTGCCTTCGTGGCGACGCTCCCGGACATCGCCGAGCCGGGCGCCGTCCGCGATCGGGTGAATGAGGCCTTGCAGAGTATCAAAGCGGGGCTCATTACCGGCGTGTCGATCGGCTTCCGCCCGCTCGCCGACGGGATCAAGATGCTGGCGTCAGGCGGGATGCATCTGCTGAAAACCGAAATTTGCGAGCTGTCGCTCGTGACCGTACCGGCGAATGTCGAGACGACGATCCACACGATCAAGTCGTACGACGCGCCCCATCTGGCCGCGTTTGGCCTCATCCCGCCCGGCGTCTCGGGCTTGCCTCTGCTGAGGCCGTCCATGAAATCGACGACCGCCGAACACATTCAGAACTTGGAAAACAAACGCGCCGCGACCGCGGCCCGCATGGTGGAAATCATGCAAACGGCCGCCGACGATGGCGCCACGCTCGAACCGGAGCAAGCGACCGAACACGACGCGCTCGCCAATCAGGTGAAGAGTCTCGACGCCGATCTCCAACGCTGGCGCGAGCTCGAGCAGATCCAGATCAAAGCCGCCGTGCCCGTCGTCGCCGCCTCGCCGACGCTCCAGACCAACGGGCTCCCGCGGATCTCAGTCAAGTCCAACGCGCCGATCGGCTCGTCGTTCATCCGGACGGCGTGCGCGCTGATGCTCTGTCACGGCAACAAACACGAGGCCGCCGAATACGCCAAACGCTGGGACGATTCGACGCCTGAGGTGTCGCTGTGGCTCAAGGCCGCGATCGCGCCCGGCACGACGACCGATGCGGCTTGGGCCGGCCCGCTCGTCAATCAGACGATCGCGAATGATTTCCTCGAGCTGCTGCGCCCGGCGACGATTCTCGGCCGCATCCCGGGCCTGCGAACGGTCCCGTTCAACTGCAAGATCCCCAGCCAGACCGGCGGCGGTACCTACGGGTGGGTGGGCGAAGCGAAACCCAAGCCGCTGACCAAGCTCGCCTTTGCCGCCGAGACGCTCGGCATTTCGAAGGTCGCCGGGATCATCGTCCTCACCGAAGAGCTTGTCCGGCTCTCGAGTCCCTCGGCCGAGGCACTGGTCCGCGCCGATATGGTCGCGGGGATCGCGCGGTTCCTGGA